AGGACATCTCCAACTTTGTTCAAATTCATCTTGACCTATAAAAACATAATTACTAGCAAAGGCATTTTTATGTTTGCAATCATTTTGAATTGTTTCTTTAATTTTACTAGTTATTTCTTGTATTTGTTTATTTATTTTATTCTTTTCATTAACTAATTTTTCAATTTCTTTATTGCCATATTCCATAGCACATTCACCACATAGAAAACCTAATTGCCTAATAAATAATGTAGAATTAGTTGGTGAATTACATTCAGCACAATAATTAATAATAATCACCTCACTTTTTATTTTAGGTTTTAAAAATCATCCAATAATAACCTATTCCACAAATATGACATGCCTTATTTTATTTAAACATATATTACAATTTGCCATAATTTACTCCTTTTATTCATACAAATTTAAATATTCTTCAACCATATCACCTGATTGCGAAGTAAAATAATGTTTATTATTACATTCAGGACATATATAATATTGATAATATAAACCTTCATTTTCATCATATTCTTGTTCTTTTAGTTTAACTATTGGTTCACATATTAAACAATACATATATTTAACACCTCATTTAAAATAAATTAATTTATTTATTTTCTTCTATATAATAAGGACATAATGGATAACTATTATTATCATATATTATATTTATTTCTTCTTTTATTTTTAGATTTATAATTTCCTTATTAACACATGGTAATTTACTATATCTTATATAAATACAATCTTGTTCACAATAATATGTTTTTATATTTATATTCAATGCTCTATCCCAACATTTTCTACACTGTTTTAATTGTTCTTTAGAATCTATTCCCACATTTTCTATTTCACAATCTCCAGTAAAATCATCTAATCCAAACGCACTAGGACAATGATCATAAAAATAATTTATATCACTTTTATCTCTCAATGATTCTCTAATATCTATACATGCTTGCAAGTGGTCTATATCACCTGTTTTAATATTATCACAATAATCTAATATTATTTCTTTACCTGTCTTCATATTAAATTTCTTCCTCCTCATCGCAATTATATATAGGGTGATATTCTATATTTAAACAATATATGCATATATTACAAATATTCTTCTTTTTACAGTTATAACATAAGCAATCTTCACATTCTAATGGGATATTTTTATTTATATAATAATTATTTTCCTTTCTAATTTACAAAAACTTAATCACATCTCTTAAAGCAAAATTTCTTTCACCACATTTATCAACATCATACGCATGTAGCAAATATTGTTCTTCTTTATGGAATTCCGTACTACCAAACCAAATCTTATATGGAATAACTTTTCTTATACTTGTTTCACCTTTCCAATTCTTGTATTCAAATTTTAATATTGGTATGTTTTCTTAGATTCCCAAATTTCATACTCAACACATTCATTTTTATCTCTACAATTTTTACAATTAAATCCTTTACCTTTACATCTTAATCCATTGTCATACATTATTTGTGTAGTCATATTAATTATAATCTCCTTTTATTATTTTTGTTCACAAACAATATTTAGTATTTTATAATTATGTTTCAACTTAAATTCATCTTTATTAATTTCTTGTAAAATTGCAATTTTAGCATCTTCTATATTATTAAATATTATTACTGTGCTAGGATAGGATTTACATAATAACAATTCTTCTCCTCCACAACTATAACTTACAAAATACATATTAATTATTCCTCCTTTATATCCCAATCTAATTTCTGCCCACAATTACAACAATATTTCATATCCTTGACAGTTTCACCACATGAAAAGCAATATGTAACTAACTTATTATATTGACCATCTGCATTAATTGGGTGTTTTACTTTCATTGGTATTTGTTTTTCAAGTGCTATAATTGCTGTATTATAAAATTCAGTCATTCTTGGATTTTCGTCAGCAAAAGCAAATTCTTTTGAAATTTTGAATTGTTTTAATGCTTCTTGATATGCTTCTCGTTCAAATCTACTTTCACAAAACTTACACATATAAATTATTGCCTCCTGTTATAAATTTAGATATTTACTTACTTAATTTTTCCATATCATAATTTTCTCTGATATAGTCAATAACTTTACTTATTTCTGTTTGAATGTATTTATCACCTTTTAATTCAGGATGAATTTTAATCATGCATGAATTTTTCGCACCATTTGTTTTATACTTATTTAAGTCAAATTCCACCAATAATAAAGGTACTTCAGTGTAGTTTTTAGTAAACTTTCTATTTAACCATTTAAACATATGTCATATCCTTTCTAATTTTATAATACTCTACATTTTAAATATTCCATTTCTTCTTGAAAATCTACCTTTTTATTTTTATTTGTTTTTAAAATTCTAAAAGTATAATCTTCTCTTTTATAATTCCTAGTCCAATTAAGTAATCTAAATATTACATCATAGTTATCAAAATCTTTAACATCTTCTATTAATTACATATTGGGTATATTTGTGTCATTAAATTTATCTTTTACTAAACTATCATCTACAATTATTTCCATATATTTTTCAAGTTTATATGCTCTTACTAATTCCATAATATAACCTCCTTAATTTTACCAGAATATTTTATACTATCTATGGTTATAATTTTATTAGAGAGGTTGGTGAGAGAAGCTGTAATATATAATTAGTAAATAATCCTTCGGAAGAATATTTCATTTTTATGTATTATGCCAACTTCTCTAATAAATTAATACAAAATGTCGGTTTGGACACGATTTTGATGCCTACAAACTCTTTATTTATAAGGGTTTCCGTTTTTACGTAATATATCGTATTTTTTAAATTTCTCTCCACTCAATACCTTTACTCTCTAAATATTTTGCTATTAAATACCTATGACAATGAATGTAATCTTTTTCATAACATATTAAAGCATAGCTATGACCTTGAGATAATTTTAAATATAACTTATCTAAATAATATCCCATTATATGATCTTCTTGCATTTGCTTATTAAATCTTTCAACATATTTATTCCAATCATTATCTTTTTTATATTCTAAAAGTGTTTCTGCATAAGGTGCTAATTCTTTTACGATATATGTATTAGGATATTTATTTACATCAAACCATTTTGGAGGAAATCTTGTGATTATAAGTTTCTTAGTTTCTTCTGGTAATTGATTTATTTTATGAAAATATGTTATGTATAACATGGTTGCCCTCCTTTAATTCCATTGATCTTTTTCTACTAATAATTCAATTTCATAATCTATATAATCTTTAATAACATTTAATACTTTATCACCATCATATTGTTTTCCATGAATTTGAATATTTCTAAAATACTCATGCAATTTTGTATCTGAGATTGCATCCCTAATATCAAAAGTATTGTCTAAATGTCTATGTTTAATTTGTGTATATGTAATATTTTTTATTTTATCAATTTCATTAAATATTATTTGTAAACTATTTTCTACAATTTGTTTTATAGTATTAGTATCATCATTTGTATTATTGATTGTATTAGGAGTTTTATCAATAGTATTCATATTATTAATACAATCAATAATTTCTTCTATTTTCTTACATATAACACTTTGATCTGGCAATCTTAACCCACCTCTATTTAGTTTCTCATAATGGAATTTTTTAATCTTTTTCATATAAATATTCTCCTTAGTTTATTTATAATCTTCACCAAAATCAATAAAATCTCTTCCATCTTCATATCCTTCAAATAGTAAATCAAAAACATTATCAAATGCTTTAGACATTGGAGAATCACCTGTTTCACTATCTAAACGTTCTTCTATAATTTGTTTTGCTACAAATTCAGCAAACATTTGTTTTTTACCTTTTTTAACTTTTGATTCATTATAATTATTAGGATAAAGTTCAAATGCTTTTACTAAAATATTAATTGGGATTTCAATTGTTAATTTTTTATTTGTAAGTTTTGTTGTAAAACTAAAGTTTTCAAATTTTTTCATAATTATTCTCCTTTTATATTTTCACAACTAATAATAGTCAATTTATTAATTATCAATACATTCATTCACGATTTCTCTTATGTAATCTTCAATATTAAATTCTTTTTCATTCCAATAAATCGAAAAACTATAGGTAGATAGATTGGTTTCAAATCCTTTTAGTAAGCACCTCTATTTAGATTATTAACTTCTTCATCAATAACATTTTTAATTTTTTGTAATAATTCTTTATTTTCATTTTCAAATTTAACCATAAAACGTATTTCATTTTCTTTTGTTTTATTTTTTATTTCATTAATATTAAACATATTAATATTATTCTCCTTTATTATTTTCTTTTTGTTTCTTTTTAACCTTCTTAATCTCCGTTGCAATCTTACTATAGTTTTCATTTCCTTCTTTTTTATCTTTCTTATCCTTATTTAATTTTTTATCACACCATTTAATATTACCACAGCACCCTATATTCCCTTTCATACTTTTCTCTTTAATATCTTTACAACTGTATTTAGGATACTCCATATACATTTCATATCCATCTTTTGCTGTCCATGTCTTTTTAATTATTTCTCTGATTAAGTTTGGACAATTATTTTTATTTGCAGAATCTTCATTACTTGAATCATCTTCGTCTTCTATGTATTGTTTTTCATTTTCTATTTCTTCATCATCTTTGTGCTTATCATCTATTAAACTACTTTTAATTTTTCTTATGATTAATTCCTTCTTTCTTATGTAGATTTATTAAAATATATCTAGAACAAATCCTTCAAATATTGGGAAATAACCCATAGGTGTTTTTCTTAATAATTTTATGTACATTTTATTTCTTGGATACCCATATTGTTGTGCATTAATTGTATTAAGCATCTTATTAGTAATTTCTTTATAATCACCATTATACTCATCTAATATACAGTCTATATCTCTAACAGAATAGTCATTGCAATGACTATAAAATATAAGCCTATACCCTTTATCATCAATTCTTTTATTAATATACCATATACCTTCTTTTTCAATCCAATATTTTACCTGATCTTTAGTATAGTTTTTATATATAATATTTATATATTCCAATGAATTTATTCTCCTTTATATTCTGCTTTAACCATTATAACAATTTGTTTATCCTTCTTTATATTATTTTAATCTAGTATATAATATTTACCTTTCATGAATTCCTTTCCTAATCTAACTTCATCCATATTATTATTTACTATAACTACTTTATCACCAAAAACACCTTGAATTATCTTTCCATTAGACCATGCAGTTAATGCTTCTATAAAAGTTACTTCTTTAGTTTTTTCACTTTTTAATTTAATTAATTGATTAAACCATTCTTTATCTTTAATATCTAATGCAATATCAATTAAATCATCATAGATAGTAGTATTTTTCATAATTTTTATTTACCTCCCTTATAATTTTAATTATCTTTCTCATAATTTTAATCTGCACAACTATCACATTTACCTGTATCATAATAATCAGCAAATAATTTTCCGCATACTGAACAAACACTTAAACAATCGTCACAAAAATATTCATCAAAACTTTTATCTTTATTATGAGATTTTAATTCTGAAGGTTTTAATATTTTACCACAACCTCTGCAATATATTTCTAATGTTTCAATTTCTATTTTAACTTTAACTTTACTATCTTTACTAAAAATATCATCAGGGTACAATCTAACCTTATCTCCTATTGGTTTATAATTATCAAAATCTGAATCATCTATTTCGGAATAATCAAATATATCTGGTTCTTTACCTTTTATTCTTTTAAATGTTTCTATATCAACTTCCCAACAAAAACATTCATAATCTCCAGAATTGATTGCTGTGAATTCTATTGTTTTATTTTTCATATTAGTTGATCTCCTTTAACTTAATTTTTAAAAACATATTTAACAAATAATAAATTTCTTCTGCGTTTTCTAATAAATCATAAGCATTAAATCCAAATGTATGATTATTTTCTCTAAGTTCATCTAGTGCATTATATATTTCTGTAACTTCTGGGTTATTTTCAATCAATGAATAAGTACTCTTGTTCATAATTAATCTCCTTTTATTAAATTTTGGTAAATCGTGACAAAACATCGATTTCGTGTTGATTTTGGAAATTAGAAAGTGTTGATTTATAAGGGTTTGTGGAATTAGGGATTTTTGATATTTTAGATTATAATGTATATTTTTCTAATATTTTTGCATGAGATTCAAATTTACCAACAATATTATCAAAATGTTTATCATTAAGGATAGAACCACATATTCCAGTATTTAAAGTATTAGTACTTTCGTTAATATTGTAAATACATTCAAATTCATTATACTCTAAATCTACTATTATATTTATTATAGGTATTCTTTTTCGTGGTAATGTATTTTCTTTATAATGAATATCATACATATGAGAAGATATAAATTGTATTTTTGCTTTTCCTATGTTTGCATATACAGTAAATCCACGTTCTTGCATTTTATGTATCAATTCTTGTTTATCTAGCATTTATATTCTTTCTCCTTTACTTTAATTAAAAGGAAGAGAGAGAATTTTAAATATTTTATAATTATATCTACTCTCTTCCTGTCTGTTTATATTATAAATGATGATGGATTAAATGTCAAGTTATTTATTTTAGTATTTTATTAAATTTCTTAAATAATAATAGAATGTCGCCCAAATATATAGTCCACTATATTGACTATTTGGCATAAACATAATAGATAAATTATACCTATTAGAAAAACTATGTAAACTTCCTAAATATGATTTTTTATTATATTCAGTTTTATAATTGCCATTGCAAATATCTTCATAATTTGAATTCTCAATTAATAAATACATTTTCCCTTTATAAAGACCAAATTCTTTCTCAAATCTATCTCGATGTTGAGAAAAATTACCACTTAATTCTTCAAGAGACATTTTTCTTTCTATAGCAATTTTTTTATCAAAATATAAATCTCTAGGAATTGATAATTCAATATTTTGTGGCAAGAAGAAACTATAATCACCATAATCTAATGTTTTTTTATTATATCTTATCTTTTTCTTTTCAAAATAATCAATAATATTTTTATTTTCTTTTTCTCTTGTGTCTACAATAATTGTAATAGATGATAATAATTCTTCTTGTTGTTTATCTGTGTATTTATATTGATTAATCATATTCTACCTCACTTTGAAATTTATAAGATATATTCTGATATTTTGGCATCCAAAATTCTTCAGTACCTTCTACTTCTCTATAAATTTTCTTTCCTGTTTCTAAATTAATTTCCCCAGTAGGAGACTTTTGTGGTTTGATATCAAAGTTTTTTACATATAAAAAATCACTTTGTTGAAAGTTATTTCTATTATATTGATTAGTCCATAATTTAATTTCTAATATAGTACCATTACTAATTTGATACAAATTAACTTTTACTATTGATTTCATAACTTCTAAATTAGAAACATAATAAATATCATCTGAATATGATTTATCAATATAAGTAATAATACCTAAAATTTCTTTTTGATTATCTATAATTTCTTTTACTGTTAATGGAATATTTTTTATATTTTTTATTATATCTTGCAATAATTCTTTGCTTTTAAGTTTTGTGATTTTTTTTGCAGTTTCATTTCCATATTGAATTACAAATTTTAAATCTAATCCGTAATTTTCAATTTTAGATTTTGAAATTTCTTTTGCATCTCTAAATATATCATACCATTTAATAATTTCTAATAAGGTATTCACTTCTCCAAATTTTTTAAAATAATTTAATTTAACTAATTTATCTATAATAGTTTTATTTATTTTAAGACCTTTTAATGAATCTAAAAATTCTACAAAACTTTTAAATTCATTACTACCTAATTCATATAGTATTTGTACTACCCCTTCACCAAATCCTTTTATGCTAGATAGATTAGGATATATAATTTTATTTTTTTCATCAATATTAACTCTTCTATTATCTTTACCAAATTCATAATCACCTAATCTATAACCATAAAATGATAATGCTTCTTTTACAAGAGCATCAATTTTATCTTTTTTATTTTTATCTTGATAATGATTTATTGCTACTTCATAAAATTTTGCTGTATGATGTGCTTTAAACCATGCTTGATAAGCACTATCTCCTCCCATCGATAAAGCATGAGGAGCATTAAAAGCATAAAAAGCAGATGCTTCTATTACTTTCCATATTTTTTCAAAATTATCTAGATTCCCAATTATATTCATCCAATTTTCTTTCAATTTTTTTTGAAGGTCATCTAATTGTTTTCCTTTTAATTTTTTCTTAGATATTGCTTTAAGAACTCCATATGCTTCCCCCATTGTTAATCCTAAATATGATAATAATTTCATAATTGATTCTTGATATAACATGAAATGATAACTATCTTCTAATATTCTATCTACTGTTTCTTCTCCTGTTGTATATTTTTCTCTTGCTAAAAATGTTCCGATGAGAGATTTAAATCCTGGTCTAATTCCTGCAATAAATGCACTAGATTCTGCTAATGTTGTTGGTTTGTATTGTTTTACTTTTTTTGTTGTAGATTCTTTTTCCACCTGATTTACACAACAAGTAATTCCTTTAGCATATATATCCCATGTTAATTTATCTCCATCAATCATTTCTCTTAATTCATCAAAACTAGGAACATCTTTATTAATACTTTGAAAAAATTTATGAGTTAAATGAACACTATCAACTATAAGGTAATCATTTTTTACATAACCAAATTCATCTAGATAATTCCCTTCAATACAAGCACATAATGTACGTTTTCCTGTTGTTTCTGATACTGCATTTATTAAACCAATTTTTCTTCTTATATCTCCTTCTAGAAGTAAATATCCACAAGCATGACATTTTAAATTTATTACAATACCTTGATATTCTAAACTACCTTTATAAATATCTATATATTCTTCTGGAATAAAATCTTCAATATTTATAAATTCTCTATCTATTTCATCTGCATATTTTATTTTTTCATTATATTTATCAATGAATTTAGAAATTTCATTTGCATGTTCAGGTGTAACATCATTTGCCCCTGCATATAATTGCCATGCTGCTTTTTCTTTTAATTTTCCAATTGCCATAAGAGGATAACAACTATGTTCCCCTATTAATTCTCTTGTAGCTTCTACAAATGGTTCTGCTATAGCTAAATTATAGTCAATATCTGGCATTTGCCCACTTAATACTCTTTCTTTTGTAAGAAATCTTTCTGGATAAATAGGTATTTCACAATTAAATCTATCAATCGTAGTAAATCTTAATAATTTATTTACAATAAAAGATGCTGAACTTCCTCTTGAAGTTGTAGTTAAAATACCACCTTTTTCATTAACAGCCTTATTAATAATTTTATCATTTGTTAAAAAATAATCTACAACTCCACTATCAACAATCTCTCCTACTTCATATTTTATTCCTTTTACTTTTTCAGATGTTTTTAATTTTTCTTCTTTATATCTTTCATTTAATATTTTTTTAAAAATCTTTACTTTTTCTTCATATGTTTTATCTTGATATAAACAAGGTATTTTAAAATGTTTATCAAATATTATATCTTCACATTCATTAATAAATATATTTGTATTCATCATTGAAGTTATAATTTCTTCATCATTTAATATACCTTGGATTTTAAATCTATTAAATATTTCTTTACCATCTGGAAAATCTAAATACCATCCTTCTTCATCTTCATATATAATTCCTTTATATTTTAATATTTGATCTCTTTTAATGGTATTCTCTGGTTTAACATAATGACTATCCAAGCCACAAATAATTTGAATATTATGCTTTTTAGATATTTCTAAGATTTTTTTGTTTAATAATTTTTGACTTTTTGTATTATGATTTTGTATTTCTAATAAAAAATTATCACCAAAATAATTATGTATTTTCAACCATATATCTTCTGCATCTTCATATTTCCATCCTGCAATACAATTATGAACAGAAATTCCTTCTATTCTAAAAGAAGGTGTATTTTCTACACTTAAACAATATACATAATCATTATAATCATATGTTTCAATTTTTCTTACTCTTCTATGTATATAATTTACCCCATCTATGTATACAGGCTTTTTTGAATTCCATCCTATATGTTTAAAATCATATTTTTCGTTTGATTCTAAATATAATTTCCAGTATTGATAGAATTCTTTATTATTAATCTCAATCACATAAACTTTATTATGATGTATATTGTTTTTATCTATTTTCTCATTTCTAATCGAACAACAACTTTTTAAACCATTTCTTTCTAATATATAACCAACTTCATATGCTAATTGCTCTGATATTGTTACATAATTTACTCTGTTTAAATTTTTAGCAATATGTCCATCTCCTAAAAACAAACCTTTTATATATTCCATTTGTAAAAATGGAGGTAATCTTAGAATAAAATTAGGTGTTTTTTTATTAATTGACCCTGATGGAATTAAATAAGAAAATAATAATGCCATTTCTTTGCTATGAATTAAAACAGACATTCCATTTGTATTTTTTTTATCTTGGATAATAGCAGGTTTATTTAAATATTTTAAACTAAATTCATTAATTAAATTATATAAATTATTTTCTTTTTTATTAATAGTAAAACAAATATAATTATTTTTTTTATTTATATTCCCTTCTGCTACATATAAACCTAATATTTGTAGAAATAAATTATCTACTTCTATTTTAGATTTTATAATAGGAGATTTTAATGGTCTACCTAAATTACAATTTTCTCTATAGTTATTTAAAATTAAATCAACATCGATATGCTCTGTAATTTCTATAGTCCCATCTATTGCACTTAATATTCTATCTTCTGTTGTTAATTCACTTGCTTTTTTCCAAATTATTTTTTTCGTTACATCTGAATGTGTTTTATTTATTGTTGGAAATTTATGATCTTTAGTACATTTTATACTTTCAAAACAACCTTCAATAAACAAATTATACATTTCACCATTATATTCTCTTTTTGTTGGTACAATAACTTTTTCCCAAGTTCCTTTATGTGTAAGAACAAAATCACCTGATCTTACATCTTGAATATTTTTAATTTCGTTTTTTGTTAATACTTTAGTATCTTTTTCAAAACAAGCAGAAGTGATTATAATATTATCTTTTGGAATATTTAATAATAATTCTAAATCAATTCTTGGTTTATAATAATAACCATCAATATTAGCCAGAGAGAGAATATAGTTAATATCTTCTCTCCCTTCAGGATTTTTAGCTGTAAGACATATATGACAATTTGTTTTATCTTTATATGTTTTAATTTCTCCTGTTTTTGTATCTATTTTATATTCTCCAGTTTCTTTATCAATTTCAGGATATTCTTTTAATCTATCTTTTACCCAATATGCTTCAACTGAATGTCTATATTTTAAATTATATTCTTCTGCTAATTTATAAACTTCAAATTGATTCCCTTGATTCCCATGCTCACCACTAAATAAACATTTTCCTTTATATTCAATAGTTTGTTGTGCATATGTTTTCATAGATTCAGGACTATCTGCTACTGAGGTATTACTAAAAAATGAATGCTTATGGTAATTTTCACAATATAAATTTTCTGAATAATCTTCAATAGTATATGGGAATTTAAATTTTAATTTAGGAATAATTTTTTCAATAATTTTTTTCATTGGCATATACCTATTATATTACTGATATTTTCATTATTTTTAAATACTCTTTGCCATGTACTTTTGTAATCTAAATTATATTTTTTACATAAATCTGTAAATAATATTTCTTCATTTTTATATTTAATATAAATTTTTTTTTCTTCTCCATAAATATTTTTATTTTCTGTTATTTTATATTTAATAATATCTAAATCATTAGGAATATTATTTAATATAATTTTATCTATTTTTCTAGAAGATGGAGCATCAAATCGTAAATATCTAATATCTTTTTCTTGCCAGCAAATTAATTCAAATTTTTCTTTAAAAATATTTATAGCATAATCAATATCATCTTGAGTATATTCTGCAACACATAATTCCCAATTAGACTTATCTCTATAACCATCATCTAACATCCAAATTGAAAATGAAAATTTATTCATTAAATTTAATAAATATGTATATGATTTTCCTCTATATTCTAATAAACAATCATGTATTCTTGTAGATAATCTATATTGTGGTTGACATAAATACATTTTACCATTAAATTCTCTATAACATGCTTCTTTCCTAACAGGAGAAATATTACAGAATTCCTTAAGATTATTATATTTATAATATAAATAATCTTTTTGATTTTCTGCATGTGATTCTATAAATATAGGTTGATCTTCTCTCTTATCAATATGACCATCCCCTAACATTGAACCAATAATTAAATCTTTTTGTTTTTCATTTAATTGCTTATTAACTTGTCTATATTCTTGAGTTATTCTATGTATTTCGGTACACCATTTTTCAATCACTCTTTTTGTACATTTTGCTTCTTTTGCCATTTCTTTATGACTTAAACCTTCAACCATATATTTTTGATAACACCAATTATAATCTTGATATATAGCTTTAAATTTATTGCTATTTTTATATTTTGTTTTTATTCCCATTTGATTTACTTTACTATTAATTGATGTAACACTTTTATGTAATATTTCTGCAATCTCTTTATATGGAATTATTTTTTCTACTAATTCTATTAATTTATTTTCTTCTTCTGGTTTCCAATATATTCTCTTATCATTTATATCCGGTTGTGAAGAATCAATTATTTTACCATGATTCTTTATTTGCAAATAATGCTTGTTACATAAATTTTTCCCATATTTACTATTTTTATTAAATCTTGATGTATTTAATTCTGATACACCACATATACTACAATATTGCATATTATTCCTCCTTATTATTTTATTCAATTAAACACTTATCTCTAAAACTACATAAATTAACACAAAAGAAATCTTTTTCAGCATTATAATTTTTATTCCAAAATATAATATCTTTATCCAACAATTCAATTTCATCTACTGTATTTGTCACATAATCTTCAATATCTTTTTTAGCAATATCATCATCATATTTTATTATTACTAATCCATCTGAGTAATCCTCAAATATACTACATTTATTTCTTTCAACTAATTTATTATTTTGAATTACGTACTTTAACATATTAAAATATAAATTAATCTTCATATTTGGATATTGTTTACTTAAAGCATATGCATATAAATATAATTGTCTTTGTTTTTTAAGTAAATCTTTCTTACTATATTTACTACTTGTTTTTAAATCACATATATGTATTTTCCCATCTTTAAAATACCATAAATCAATATATCCTTTCATCATAACTCCATTTACATTCACTTCAAAGTATTCTTCAATCTTAAAATCTTTTATTGCTTCGGAAATATAATTTTCAAAAAAATGTGTAATACATTCTTTATAATTATTTTTAACTTTTTCACTAATCCATTCTAATCCAAGCATATCAGCATCATCTACTGCTTGAGTAAATTTTTCTACAGCACCTTCATTTGTTTCTTTATTCTCAATTATCCCTTGAGTTAATTCATGGCATATAGTACCTAAAAAACTATATATGTTTTCACCACCTCTTTGTCCAAGAACATATGTATAAAAATAACTTCTTTTACAATTATGAAAACTATCTAATCTACTAAAGCTATATATTATTTTACTCAATATCACACCCACTCTACATAATTATTTTTTAATTCTATAAATTTTTCTTTACCTAAATCTGTAGGACTCATTTTTGATTCTTTAGGTAATATTTTATTTTCTTTATCTATGATATATCCCACTTTAATATCTTTAAATTTTAACATAGATTTTATTTTATTAATTTGATTTACAACAATTTCTTCCTTTAAACCTTCATCCATTCCTAAAATTATTTTTTGAGGTTGCAAATTTATTATATTTATTATTTGATGATAATGAATTGAATTACCACCCAATGCTAATCCAGTATATATATCCATACTATCTAATTGCATTGCTCCCTTTTCAGATTCAAAAATATATAATTCTTCACATCCTTGAAGGTATTGGTAATTTTCTGTATAACCATATAATGTTTGAGATTTTAGATGAGGAATTACTGGACACCATTTTAATGTATTATCCATTTCATAATCTCCTATATATCTTCCAGTAATACCAACTAAATCTCCTTCAAAACTCCACCAAGGACATGTAATTCTTTGTGATAATATATCAAATCCAATTTTAAATTTCTTTTGTGTTTGAAATGATATATTATCACGAAAAAACATAATATTATATTTATCCAAATATTGATTTAAAATATTCTCATCATAAGTTTTTAATTCTATAACATGTGCATTTTTAGATTTAATTTTATTATAGAATCCTCCAAATACAGATTTTCTTTTCTTATAATAATAAAATGAATCAATTCCTAATTCTTTTTTAATAATATTAATAACTTCTTTAAATTCAACATTTTTACTTTTAATAATAAAACTGATAAAATCACAATTAATTCCTCTACCATAATCAGAAACATATAAATATTGATTATTATGTAATTTAATTCTTATTGATGTTTTATTAGTTTTTTCATTAATACCAGCACGAATCTCATGTGATTTGAGATCAATATTATGAAACTCATAATATTCTAATATATTTTTAATATGTATAGGATTATCTATGAGTTTTTGTTTGATTTCAGTTATCACAAAATTCGCTCCATCCATATAAATTATGTATTAATATCATATTACTTATATAATAATTTAATTTATCCTCCAATCTTTCCATGTTTCGGTCTTGAATATGCAGATTCAGTAAATGTTCCTGTATTTCCATTAAATTTTAGAAGCATAGCTACTCCTGTATCACTTGAATTTTCACCATTTCTATTTTTTTCAAAGAATAACATTCTATAAACCGCTGTTGGATCTGGTTCATATTCTTCTTCACACCATTTATTTTGTATTTTTACTCTTTTAAATGGTTTACAATAATACTTACTACTTTTATCTAATTCATCTGAAAATACTGGTCTAATTAATAATAATGTTTCTAATATTTCTTTTATTTGTTTTGATTGACTTAATGTTGAAGCATCTAAAAATAATATTCCAAATAATGCTTGTGCTAATTGAATATTTGCAAATCCTATAAGATTATATTTTTTAGCAAGTTTATCTAGTTCTCTAGAATCTTTAATTAAATTTAACCAGTTTTGATCTCCTTTCATATTTGTTAATTCTGATTTAAATGTATCATAAACAAAACAATCGAATCCATGAGACAAAGCATAATATCTTACTTTCTTTTTTACTAAATTAATGTCTGCATCTGCTATTTGAATAAATTTAAAATATTTACTATATTCTTCATTCCATAATTTTTGTGCTTTTTTTATATATTCTTTGTCAATATCTGTTAATTCATTTTTATTTTTTATTTTTCTTTTAGTTACTTTAAAATACTTAAACTTTTTAGCAAGTAACCATGTAATAAATTGAATCTTAAATACTGTACTTTTTTGTTCATTTGTAATAATTAATGTTTTTTTCCCTTGTGAAGCTAATGCCATTAATATTGTAATAATTAATGTAGTTTTTCCAGAAGAACTAAAACCACCCAACATATGTAATGCTCCTGATAATAAACCTCCTATTTGATTGGATATATAAGGAAAACACATTACATTATTTCCATCACAATCAATTCCACACGTATTAAATGGTACACCACTTTCTAATCCTGATTGTACTTCTTCAATAAATTCATCTGTAATATCAAGATTACCTTCTTCTATAATTTTACTACTATTTCTAGTTGAAAATGTTGATAGTTTATTTTCATAATATTCAATAACACTTTCACTATCCATTTTTCTAAATAAATCTAATGGAATAATATTTTTACCGTCTTCTTCTACAGCACTTAGCAAATTAAATCCATTATTATACAAATTAATTATAATGTTTTCTCTATATAAAATATCTAGATATGTATCCCAATTTTTGTCATTAATTATGTCAATTAGGTTTTGTATTGTATTCCATCCACCTCTATTTTGAAAACTTTCTTCAATCATTTCAGATATATTAGATAGAATAGTTACTTCATCAATAGAAGGGAATCCTTTAGATCTTATATTTTGAATTAAAGCAAAATAAAATCTACCATCTATTGACAAAAAATCTTCAATTTTAAGATTACATTCATCAAGTAATAAAATGTCTTTAAATAAGCAAGAAATAACATTACCTTCTATGGTTATTCTTCCTTTAAGTAATTGTTCAGGATATTTACTGCAACCACTAATAAATTCACTCAAATTATCCCTCCAATTCTTCTATATATTCTGATAGATTCTTTTTACGTTCTTTTGATTTATAATTAACTTCAATCATTTCAATATCTAATTGCTTAATTGGTTCAGGTTGTTTTAATTTATAATCTTGCAAATTATTATTAAGTATTGTCATAAAATACCTAATCTTTCCATATTCACGACTAAATTCTTTAGACATAACTTTTTCTAAGAAACTGATGTTATCCATTAAATATAAATTAATTTTCTTATATGTATGAATTTCTGCAATCAATTTTAATTCTTTAAATAATGCTGTATTTGTTATCACATATCCAAATATTTTATTAATATTTTCTATACAATTTATCCTATTTTCTTTTTCTTCTTTAATTAATAAATAATCTTTTTCAGTACAATAGTATTCGTTTTTACCATTAATAATTACTTTAAATGCAGTATCTCTTTCTATTTTATTATTATCATGGCATTTACATTTTACTAATATAATATCCACCTTCCAATAGATAATAGGGAGAATAATATTCTCCCTATTAAATTATTTATTCAAAAATATGTAATATTTCTTCAAATACTCTTGTTGGTAAGGCAAGATCAAATTTTGATGTACCATTTTTTTCTAATATATCTTTCACTGATTTTTTTTGTTCAGGATTGGCAGTTTTATAATGACTAGTAATTTTCTTAACTAATTCTTTATTTTTCTCTTCATCTGATATATTATCTAAATCTTCTCTAATTTCTTGTACCTTTTCTTCTGCTTCATTTATACGTTCAGTTTCTTGCTTTTCTTTTATTTGTTTTAATTCTTTATCAGAAGTCTTACCATGATATTTTTCATGTTGTTTTTTAATTGCAACAAGAATAGTATCAATAAAAATATTTGTATCAAATTCAATTTTAGGTTCAATATCAATAAAATGTGATTTTACATCAATTGCATATTCTTCATCTCTAAATACAATCACTCTACGTTCAGAAGCAATTCTACCTACTTGTTTATTTTTCTTGCTAAATGCATCCTTAACTGTTTCAATATCATTCATTTCTCTTTCTATGTATGCACAAGCAACAATATTTACTTTATCTTTAATTGCATTATAGTATTTAGCTTCTAAATTTGAGGTAAGTTGTTCATATTCAATATCAGTCATAAGATCTTTTTTATTTTTTTGTTTTGTATGACCAATAAAGAAAATACCATATTTAGCATCTCTTAACTTAAATACAGTAGAAATAACTAAATCTACTACTTTATTTTCTCCTCCCTGAAACCCACCATATGCTTGTTTAATTGATTTTACTCTTTTCTCTGGTATAACAGAAGCATTATATATCTCTACTACTTCTTCTTCTGCAAGTCTAAATAATTCATCTACAGTATCTATTGCAATCATTTTTAAATTTTTATAATCTTCATTTCTATATGCAACTAGATCATCAACCATTTCTGTTAAATCTTCCCATGTTCCTGCTCTATCAGATAAAACTCCTCCTAAATGATCTGGTTCAGGTTCTTGACCTACAGTTAAAATCATTATTCCATCTTCACCGTAAAGAGTTTTACCAACTTCATATGCTAAAGTCGTTTTCCCGATCCCGGCGATTCCATCTAATAAATAACTATAATTAGCAAAATCAATTTTGACTTCTTTTCTTTTACCTACTTTTCTTCTTGTCATAAATTTTAATCTCCTTTTATATTATTATTTTATTAAAAGGGGAATTTCACCCCTTTATTTTTTAATTAGTCTAAATTTAAATCTAAATCATCAAATATATCTTCATTTTCTCCTTCTTTGTTTTTATTATCTTTTTCTTTTTTTATTTCTATTGGAACAATAACAAAATCTTTGTTTTGGTATACTGTATCTTTTCTACCTTTTGTATACCCTTTAGCAGCATTAATAATTACCATTTCTCTTACAGGATCTCCATAAATGTTTCCACCAGTTTCTTTCATAATATCTTCTCTAATTTGATCCATCGTCATAGCTTCTAATTCAAGCATTTCACGTTGAAAATCATTTAGCATATCTTCTGTAATTTCCATTTTTTGAGCACCATCAAGTATTTTTACTTTAACACCAAATTCTTTCCATGATTTATCTTTAACAGTAAATTGCTTTACAAATAAATCATTTACTTTTTTAACTTTTTCATCTTCATTTGAAAAGTCAATAGTTAAAATTACTGGACAAGGAATATTAGTTTTTCTTTGATTATCATAGTCTCTAACATATGTATTAACATAATATTTTTGTGTTTTCTTAAATAAACTATCATCTAAACTATCCTTATTAAAAAATAAAGTTAATTGTCCTGTTGAAACTGGTTGAGCATCTTTTTCTGCTAAATAAATTCTAGTAGGAACATTTTTCTTATAAAATTTTTCAGTTTTATCTGAATATGTATATACGATATTACCTAATACTTTAAACATTCTTTCATTAATTTTACCTGAAGAAATTACTTTATATAAATATTCTGCGAAATCAGATTCAGCAAGGAATTCTTTACGTTTTTTCTTACTATCTTCACATACTTTTTCAATATCTTCTACACCTAAATTTTTAAGTTCTTCATCTTCTAATGTTCCGTCTTTATATTTTTCTAATGCTTTTTCTAACTTAAATCTACGTCCAGGTTCTTCTAAATCAATAACAAATTTTTTAAATTCAGCTACATTAGCAATTTCTTCTGGTTTAAATCTATCTTTCCATGCAATTTCAAGTTTTTCACCTTTAACTTGATTACCTTCATCATCTTTACCAGATTTTGAAAAGGAATATATTTTACCTTCACCATTAGCAAAATATCCACCTTTAGATTCAAGCATATGACGATTATCTCCTGCAATTACATTAAATAATAATCTGTTAGATACCCAACCACTAGGATAAGTTTCTGTAGTATAAGGTTTAAATTTTTCTGATTCTTTACCAATTGATAATTTTCCAACAAATTCAAATGTGTTATTTGCCATATGTAATATTATCTCCTTTATATATGTATTTTTTATTTTATTATTCTTACTAATTACTTAACTTACTAACCTATTAAACTAAACCTTATCACTTATTCTTCTTCTCCATTATCACCACCCTTATCTTCATCCTTTTCCTCCTCACTCAATCTTAAACTTCCATCCTCCATTTCCAAAATACTCCACGTTTCCTTGTGTTTACCATCACTTGGGATAAATTCTACTTCTACTTTCTCAGGTTTAGTACCTTTAAAACCAGTCACTACTCCTTGCTTTAATTCACCATTATCTTCGGTAACAAATCTAATTTTGTTTCCACTTGAAATAGTTTGAATTCCTACTTCTGTTTCTACTTCAATACTTTTGTACGGCACTTTTTTAACATCGATCATAAATAAATCATTTCTCCTTTTCATTTTAATTTTTTGTTTTTTGAATTTAATTCTTACTTCTTAATCCTTCATTATTATAACATTTATATTATCATTCTGTCAAGAGAAATTTTATTTATTTTTATTTTTCCCTTGACAGAAATTAATAACTACCTCAATTCAATTAAATATTTTATAGTACATTGTTCTTCTTTATATACTATTATTTCATCATTCTTTAATGTTGAATAACCAATATTTGCACCTGCATGTGCATGTAAACAATTACTACCAGGACACATTATTTGTAAGTTTTCATAGTTTAAATTATGATATTTACTATCAAATGTATAAACATCATAAGGTTTACCATAAGCAACATTAAATAATGCCATAAATCCTGAATTACTATTACCTTTAACCCAATAACTTCCATTTAAAGATGTATATCCTAAACTTTTTCTAGCTTTTGGAGCAAAGTAAATACCATTCCCATATAATTTACCTGTGATTACTGCTGGAGGTCTAAGTGCTAGACCCATATTAATAATTGACCAGAAATTCTCTGATTTACTGCCATGCCATAATAACTTCATATTATTTATATTATTGCTCTGTGTAAATTCATCAAATTTCTTTTGTGTCTTAATGTTAATTACTTTCCATGCTTGATAAAACTTATCACTAATACCACCAAGATTTTTCTTGATTAATTCTTTTTCTTCCTGATTAATTTCTTCAAATTGCAATCCTAAGACTTCTAATATTGTTTGATTTGGCATTTCATATGTATCATTTTCATTATTTTCATCTTTGACTATTGAATGCTGTACCACCTGCCCTTTCATTACATCAAGTAAATCTTGCTCTCTTTGAATAATCTCACTAAAATCTTTATCATCTTTTGCTAAGTAATCTTTAACTTTTCCCATTTTTCTAGGAATAGTTTTAAATAAATCAACTAATATCTTATTAAATAATTCAATATCATCTGTATCAATTAAATTATTTAAAATTAATTGTGCTTCGTCAATCATTTGTTGTGTAACTTTATTAGAAGATATTGTATAATTATCTTTAATTGCTTGTCGTGCCATTGATTGTAATCTTATTACAATTTGTGCGATTGAAGGAATAATAATATCAAGGTATTCTTTCTTTTTATTTTGAGGGATAATAGTTTCTGCAACTAATCTACTATTGTCCACATAACCCTTTTTTATTTTACTTTTATACTGAGATTCCCATTTAAATATAGGATAAGTTTTTGTTTGATATCCTGAATTACCTATCCTACCATATTTACATATAAAGTAACCATCTCCTTTATCCAACATCTGGTAATATTTATTATTATTCTCTCCTGGTTCTACTTTAACTAAATACAATGGATTTTGCATATATCCACCTCTCTTATAAATAACAAACTAGAATTTCAACATCAACATCCTCAAAAACTTCTTCAATTATTTCCTTAACAATGCTCCAATCTAATCTGTCCAAACCGCATCCGATCAATGGAATCGCAATTTTTTCTACTCCTAAACTAATAACTTGCTCCATCATATCTACCAATGCTTCATTTAAACTATCATATGTAGGTTTATGAAATGCTCTTCTTTTAGTCACAAGATTAAATACATTATCAATAAGAATTGCACAATTATCAGATTTATATTCTGCAACTTCTTTTAACTTTTTACGCATATTATATAACTCATTGAATTTAACTGCTATTCCTGCACCTAAAGCAAAATCACCTGAAATACAATGTGCAAAATAATAACCATGTGGTACTGAAAATAAATCTCTTTGTTCTTCTTTAATAATCATAATATTTCCTCCTTTTAATTTGTTTATTTTAATTATAACTAGGAACAATCTTATCATCTCTATATTCAATCAATCTACATAGTCTTAAATCCAATTCACCTTTTTCATTAACATTTTCATCAGTATACCTTACTTTAACAATTTTTCCCATTAATTCATCTTGATGATTCCAAATATAATCTCTAACCATCCTATTATCATATTTTTCTGGATTATATTTTACTTTATATCCACACATTACTTTTGCTGGTTTACCTTTATAATCTATAATTATTTTACCTAAAGTATTTTCAAATTCCTTACCTTTTTCACCTTTTTCAAAACCAATAATAGCCACATCAGCTTCTTTCTCAGTTTTAACTTTTAACATTTGCTGATATGATTTTTTACCATAATACTTAGCATCTAAAGGTAAAACCATAATGCCCTCATCATCTTGATCCATCATTTTTTCAAACCAATAATCAATTTGAGCAATATTTTTTCCGATATAAAAAGAATCAACATTTTTAATTAAAGGTGAATTAATCTTATCAATCAATTCTTTTGCTAAATTCTTTCTATCTCTACAAGTCATAGGATGATAACCTTTATAAAATCCATCATCAGGAATAAAATTAAATATATTAACTTCTATTCCATGCTTTTCTCCATCTTTCCTAAGAATAGAACCAGTTTTATTAAATCTCTCTATTCTAGACATTATATTTTCATTATCTGTTGCTAATAATTCACAAACAAATACTCCATGTGGTAAATCAGTTTCAGATAATATTTTTTCAATATCAACCAATTCTTTATAAATTTCTCCACCAGAAGACATTATTTTAACTTTATTATTTCCAATTTCTATTTCACTTCTGTATCCATCTAATTTTCTATAAATACCAAATTCCTTACCTTTAAGCCATTTAAAATGTTTTTCTTCTGCTACTTCGCCTTTCTCTAACTTGTGTATATAAATAAATTCATATCCGAAAGCAGAATTAACAGTTTTTTCTTTTAATCCACAACGTAAGTCTTGAAGTATAATTTTAATATACAATTCTTTCATATCTTCTTCTTGTTGAGATAAAAACTGTTGAATATTTGCAATTACTTCATCTGAACCAGTATTATGATTAGATAGATAATCTCTTAAATCATAGAAATTATTCATAATTACTGTTGGTTTAGAATTAACTTCCTTCTCAAGTTTTTTACGTTTAATACCTGTTTTAACTTCTAAAGTATTATAAACGAATGTAAGAATATCTTTGAATAGTTGATTGTTTTGATTCTTTTTTAAGATAGATTCTTTTTCATTGCGACTACTTGTACTTGCTAATTGATTAACAATACTTAATACTTCTTGCATATATGTAACCTCCTTCAATTCTTCCTTTATATATCTACCTTCTGAATATTCATGACATTTATCATTGTATATATCATCCAAACCATCACATTCTTCTAATACTTCATCTAAAAACCAATGACAATTTGCACAACATTCTTTTATATGTTTAACCTCCTTTTAATAATTTTCTAATTCTTAACCCTAACGTATTATAACATTTATTTTACCATTCTGTCAACTATTATTTTTTCATTCTTATAATATTCTTTCATATATTCTTCAGGTGTAAATCCACACTTAATCAAATAATTAATATATCCTTGTTTAATCTTTTCTTCATCTATAGTATTATTAATATGTTTTATATATTCCATTGTTAAATCATCTGGATATTCTTTATTGATAAATTCTAACTTTTTACAAATTTCACAAGACATATTTTACTCCTTTTTAAAATAATTATTTTTATTTTACTTTTTCTTTCTCATTCTATAACATTCAGGATTTTCTTCAGTAACATAAATACACTTAGGAAATTTAAAATATTTACATCCTTCAGGACTCGTATCGCAACCCATATATAATCTTTCTCCACATCTTAAACAGCGATAATGTTTTTCTAATTCAGAACCACAACTACGAATTGCCGTTGCTTCATATTTCCAATCATGAATTCCTAATATGCAACGTATATCTTTCATATACAATTCTCCTTTCCTAAAATATTAAAACCAAAGAGGAAATTGTTCTTAATTTTATTACTATATGTAATGTATGTTTATTTTCTTAATACTACATATAGTTTATATTATTATAAATTATTTGCTGATAATTTTTTACATTCTTCTAATAATCGTTTATACTCATTTATTAATTCTCCGAAAGTATCAAATAAGTTTTTAATTTCTTCTCTGGATAATTCATTGCCATTTAAAAATGATAAATATAAACTATCAAATTCTTCTGGTTTCATTACCATATTAAATTCTCTCCTTTATTTATATTTATTCTTTATATTTACTCTTTATATTTATATTTCAATCCAAAATCATTTGCCAATTTTAATCCTCTTTTATAATCCATACCTTCTACTGGATGCATATTTTTATTATTAATAAATATAACAGTACCTTCAATAATTGCTTGATTAAATAATTTATCTTTATAATAATTCTTAGTTAAATTTATATATAGTCCATCAATATTAAATTTAATACTTGTATTAAAAATATCTTGTTCATCTTTACAATTCCATACATCAAATATAATCTCTTTATAAAATATTTTATATCCTCCAAAACTATTTAGATTTATTTTAAAACAATCTGGTAAATTTAATTCAATTTTATTTGATGATTTAATAATAATATCATAATCTTTTGGTTTTCTATTAAAGAAAGCAATATCTTTTATTGCTCCTCCAATTAAATATACATCACCGTATTTTTCACATTGTAAGAATAATTGTTGTATGTTTGGTTTGTATAATATATTATTAGATAAATAATCATATACCTTATTATATTTATCTTTAGTGAATAAAAATTGACTATGTATGTATATTCACATCCTTCTTATTTAAATTTAATAATTAAATTTTTCTTTAGTAAATACTTATAACATACTTTTTATTTTATCTTTTAAAATATAAATTTCTTTTGCACTATGTAATTCATATTTTACTTCAAACCAATTATTACCTTCTTCTACTAAATTAATAGGAATATAAAAACAATTTTTAATTTTATCTATTTTTTTATTTTTATTGTCGTTATTAGATATATAACAAGTTAAATAATAACATCCAGCACAACGCATTATATTTCCTTCTTCAATTAAAAAATACTTATTACACTTAGGACATGATTTTTTATCTCCAAAATTTATTGCTACTGGTGTTTGAACTACTGTTCCATCTTCTTTTTTATGATATTGCCATAATGAATAACTTATCATTATTATTTTACCTTTCATATTATTATCAATATTAATATATTAAAATACGATATTGTATAAATCATACCTATTTCATGACAAAATCTTTCTTTCGTCACAATATTTATATTATACTTTTATTTTACACATATAAATGCTCTCTAATCCTTATATATCAAGGGTTTATTGACATTAATATAGGTAAAATCAAATATATTACGATTTTGCGTAATTTTACCTATATTGTGACAAAACAGTAGTTTTATTCAAATATTATATTTGTATTTTATATTACACTTTTAATCCTATTTTTTGCAATTTCACAATAAGGTTCTTTGTCTGTATTTAATAACTCAATATTAATCCATTTTAAATTATATCCTTCATCTTTGTTTAATTCCTCACAACTTAATCCGTGTGTTCCACTTCCAGCGGTTACATCAATTGTTTTACCATCAATAGGAGTAACTAATTTTATCAACCATTTAATTAATTGTTTAGGTTTAACTGTGACATGAGTATTACCTTCGCCTTTTTCTTTCTTGGTTGCTTTTCCACAATAATAAAATGGTACAAAGTCATCTGTATTAATCTTTAAGAAATACCTACTTGCTCCACCTTCACTTGCAGGTATATCTTTTTCTTGTGCTTTTCTACCACCATTGCGTTCATGATTAATATTCCCACTTTTCCAATCTGTACCTGCTGGTTGACCTTTTTTAATTTCTCCACTTTGACTATCTAATATTTCTCCCATAGAAGAATCAAGAATAATATTAGCAGGGAATCTTCCTATCTCATTTGCTGGCATTGACTTATCTTCTGCATACGCACCATATATTTTATTTTCATTATCTGAATAATTAGTTGTTGGATTTTTAGATGCTTTTGCATTGATAATATCTTTATCATCTTGTGAAGTAGGTATTCTACAAGCATCAATATTCATTGCACCACAATTATGTATACTTATATTATTAATATATGTACCTTCTAATGGTTTTTGAAAAATTGTAATAGATTCATGTGCTGGCTTTAAACCTGATGTCTTCCATCCATTCCATTGCTTTGCTTGTTCTGTTGAAGGTTCAGTAATATTATACCCATCACATTTATAATTATCTCCAACAAAATTATTATCACCACTTCTAATACCCTTGCTATCATTTTTCCCAACAATTTTTCTTTCTTTATCTTTACCTGCTTTCTTATCAAACAATTTTCCTATATCTTGGTTTTTAGGAAATCCTGTACCATATAAATATTCAATTTCTTCTACTATTTGAAATCCAACATCTTCAAAGGCACATTTCATCCTAAGGATGTCCAAATATACAAACATAACCTCCTGGTTTAATTATTCTATATAAACCAATTGCTCTTTTATTACACCATTTATAAAAATCTCCTGTATTATCCCATTTCTTACCCATAAATTTTAAATCATAAGGAAAATCAGAAATACAACTATCATATGTATTATCTTTAATTTTCTCCATTACTTCAATATTATCACCTTGAACAAGTTTACCATTGTCTGTTTTATAAATTAATTCCAAACTTTTATCTCCCTTCTTTTTTAAAAATCATAACAAATCTGCGATTTCATGCTGATATTTTACTACATATTGTAGTTATTAAAATGAATTACCACTATATATAGTAAAATATTATTCTATATGTATTTATTTTATCATTCTATCAAACATTTTCTATAACTTTTTCAATTCTACTTTTAGTAATTTCACATGCTTTATCTCCAATATCACAACCAATAAATCTTCTACCTAATTGAATAGCAACTTCACCTGTAGTTCCACTACCCATAAAGCAATCTAATATAATATCATTTTCATTGCTAAACAATTTAATTACTCTTTCTAATAATTGTTTACTTTTTTGAGTTGGATAACCTGTATATTCTGACATTTTATAATTTAATACTTTTTCTATATCAATCCACCAATCTACTATAGGTGTACCTTCTTCTTTGCATCCGTATCCTTTTGCTTGTTTATCAAATCCACAACCATTTCTAACTTTTACTTTATCGCTATATTCTTTAAATATTGGATTAAAAGTATAATTATCAGATTTAGTATACCATATTAAATATTCATGTTTTTTGGGTAAATATTTTCTAGTTGAACCTCCACTTAAATATCCCCATACTATTTCATTTTTGAAATTTTTATATCCAAATATATCATCACAAATATTCCTAATCCAATGATTAATTCTATCGTCCATATGTAATATTATATTGCCTGTATCTTTTAATACTCTATTCATTTCTTTTATTCTTGGGATATAAAAATCATTAATAACTTTTTTATCTGATTTAATATCTTTATATTCTCCAAAATTTCTCCCAGTGCCATAAAGAATATCACAGTAAATTAAGTCAATACATTCATTATCTAATTGATTAAGTAATTTTAAATTATCCATGTGATATACTTTGTTCAGTTCAATCAAATAATCACTCTCCTTAATTGTATAATAATATTTTTGATTTGTTGTTTATATTATACACTTAGGATATATGTTTGTCAATATAATTATTTTAGTATTTTGTAAATAAGAGTGAGATTTTTATATTTAATTTCTCACTCTTATTAAATATTTCTACTATTCTGTAATCTCAATTCCATTCTTATCATCAGCAATCAATTCATTTACTATATCAGATTTATCAATTTCTTCACTCATATCTTCTACAACATCCTCACCAATCCCAAACCCATCAATAATACTCTTCAAATTTTCAATATTCTTATCATCCTTCATGAATTCATTCATATTTTTTGAGAATTTAATAACATAATTATTTACTTTTTCAATCTCACTTTCTGGAAAAGAATTAATCAAAATTTCATATATACCTAAATCCAACAATGCATTCAACAGACGAATTTGATATTCGAAATCATCCGTTTTAGCAATTTCCAGATCGGTAAAATATTTAATTAATAAAAACATAAAATATGATGTTTTAATAGATTCACTCAAATTTTTATAATTATCATGATTATTTAAACTTTCTAGGAACATTTCACTTATTTTTGTATTTCTAAATTTTTGATCTACCAACACTTCATAATTTTTGTTTCCAATGATAATAGTTACTTTTTTCTGTGAGAATTCCTTTGAGTATGCTTCTAAAATTACCGATGAATTTAATTTGTTTACTTTCGCCATGATAGGATACCTCCGTTTTATTTTATTATTTATGTTTGAAAAAATATTCAAGAACAATAAAAAAGAATATAGAAATTATCTATATTCTTAAATATTATTAATATTAAATTAATACATTATCAATTACTATCCATTTTAATCAATCCTAATTTAATTCCAGCAAATCTCACTCTACCAACAATGCTATCTTCGTTATTTTTCTCTATGAATTGAAATTTATCATCGTCTTTAAAAGACTTATTAGCCAACTTATTAACATAATGTCTAGTATGTCTTCTACAAATAATAACTATATCTGAATGTTTAATCATAACTTCTAATTTATTTACATCATCTACATCAAATGAATCAAACCATAATACATTTAATCCATGTTTTCTTAATCTGTCCATATATTGGTTTTTATACTGTGAACCAACAATTAAAACTGTGAAATTACCAAAATTAACATATTCATCAGCGTTGTTGTTTTTACGTTTATACTTATTAAGAAATAATGAATTTTCTTCATACATATCGTAATCAAAACTATAATTCTTAAACGCTTTAACTAATTTTGCTAATCCAAATTCTACAATTGCTTTTGCAGGTATTCCATTGTCCATATATGGAACAGTATTAATAATAGGATAAGTTTTATAATTTGTTCCAACAAAAAACCATTTATTATCAATGATTCTCAACCAACCAAATTCTATGTTAACATTTTCTTCTATTTTCTGTTCTTCAGTTTTACAATTATATCCTAATCCAAAATTCATTTTATTAAAATATAACTTATATAAATTATAAATTTTTTCATATTCCATATAATTTGTATCATTAAATCTTACAATTAATTCTTCTATTAAATCTAAAATTGTTAAAGATTCTTTATAATTCTCAAAAAGGTATTTAAAATGTTGTAATTCAATACTCATATTCATAATAATTTCTTTATGTTTCTTTAAATCTTCTGCTACAGTAGATGTATTAATATGTGTTAATGCAGTTTTAAGTTTTTCATATTTAATACGTAATTCTTGATGTTCAAGTTTCATAATATGAAATGTACTTCTATAACTCTTATTATCTTCTACTAAATTATCATAACTATCTTTATAAGGTAATCTATTTAATACATCTTCCTGAATTTTAACTAAAATATTTTCCTGTTCAATAACTTTATTTCTCAATAATAATATTTCAGCACTTTCATCAAGAATATTCTTCTGTTTTAAATCATAGATTTCTTTCTTCAAAAGGGAGATAGTAGATTTATTATCTTTTAATTGTTTATTTTTTAATGCTATATCATTTTGTAAATTCTCAATCTGTTTATCTTTTTGACGTAATTTTTTTAAATATTCTTTATTATTATTAACATTATCTTTGTTATTACTTTTATCATTGTTATTGCTAACAATATCCTTTAATTCTTCAGAAGATTTTACATCTTCAACTTTGGTTACATCTATGAATTTTTTAAGTAATTGTTTCTTCTTATCTGCTGTTTTGTTTTTATCATTTTTGTAAGTGTCTGCAAATTTAAGTTTAGGGTCTTCTACTCTCATTTTAATATTCATTTTATCTTTATCACCTCATTAGTATATGGTATTATATAGTATTATATGTTTTATACAAAAATATTATACCATTGATAAGTGATAAAATAAAGAGGGAATGATATGGGGAATTGTATTTTATTATTACAATAATTATATTAGTAATCTATTTAAAACTAATTATTTTCTTATCTATAAAATAAGTCAATCCCACAGAAAATGCGTCTGATTCGTTCTCATTTTCCTCAATAACTATTTCCTTAGTCTTTTTATTTTTCTTTTCAGTTTTGCTAAATTCTATATTAGGATATCTTCTTTTAATTTCTTCTCTTATTTGTTTCTTTGTTGCATTACCATTTAATATAAAACTTTTAACTTTCTTAGGTGGATAATATATTTGCTCACAGTCATGAAACAAAAATGATATTAAACCATGTACTTTATATATAACTTGTGTGGCAGTATTAAATCTTGAAAACCCTCTTTCAATCACAATTATTTCAGTGGGATATTTTTCTTTCAATTCTAAAACTTTATCTGCTATATATTTAAGTCTTTTACCATGAGATTGTTTATTATTAGTCTTAATTGAAGTTATATGTACTGGATTGCCTTGTTGAGAAAATACCACAATCCCACTATCATCCATAGATAGATCAAATGCCCAAATATAATTTGATATAACAAACACTCCTTAAATTTATTTTTTAAAACAAAAATAACCATCCTAAAATAAGATGGTTATTTCTAATTTAAAATTACAAAAATATAAACCCTTGATTTTATAAGGGTTTATATTTACATAAATTATCTTATTATTTAATATAATTAAACAGCACTCATTGTTACCTTATATCGTGTCGTTCCTTTACTAAAGAAAAGATCCGTACCATTATATTCAAATGTTCCGTCATTAATCCCATTAGTTAATATACCTTGTCTTAATCTAATTGGTGCCATCGTTAACGGAATTGCTCCTAAATTACCAGATAAAGTTGATGCTCCGGACACGCCTGTTCCAGCGTAAATAATTGCCATGTAGAGCATGATTCCCACCCCAGAAAAACAGGGAGTAGATGTAGTTACAGCAACAATTTCTGATATAGTACTAATTCCACTAGAATTCGTAACAAAAACTGGTACTGTTCCAGTAGTCATTGTTAGAATAGCAAAAGTTGTACTAGCAGAATCAGATACTACAATTTGACCTTTAATTTGGTCTTGTGTATGTACAAAATTGATATATCCTGCAATATCTAAACAAATATTATCTACATCATCTAATAATTGACAAGTTGTTTTATCTAATAATACAGTACCATATGCAGTTGATATACTAGAAAATGCCTTTGCTCCACCAGATGACGTATAAACTGTTATAACTCCATCAGAAATAGATATTTTACTACTAGCATTAGTATTTGTATAATTAATGGCATTAGCATCATTTCCGGTTAAACTTTCTACATTACACATTAACATTTGCAAATTTTGAGCATCAATACCTTTAAAATCTATTACAATGTCAGAATCATTCTTAAATATAATTTTTTCTGTATATACAGTACCAGTAATATCTACAGTTACCTTCCCTTTAATATATACTGAAAATTTAGCAGGAGAAACCATATTAACACCTGCTTTTAATGTTATATTCTCTGTATATGTACCCGGAAATATAAATAATGTAGTTCCAGCACTACCTTCTGTAATCGCTTTACTAACTGTTAAAAATGGTTTATTTGCACTTCCATCACCTGTATCGTCATTTCCATTCTTCCCAACATATAAATAATTGGCAGGTTCAACTTTAGAATCTTCAACTAAATTATTAAAATCAGATTTGCTTACACCAACATTTATTAAATTTACGTTATCTCCGTAACCCATTTATTCACCTCGTTTCTATTATTCATACCTTGAAACTATATAAGTAGTCGCACCAGATATAGTTACTTCTGTATTAGGAGTGCCACCAATAGTTGATTTAAAATATTTTTCTGGAGGGACTGTAATATCTATTCCATTAACATTAAATATTCCAGTATTTACAGCATCAGTATTATATAATTCAATAGTTGAAATATTTGTAGAAAAAGTTAAAACATTTGCAATGGCATCAGTTTCGGTTAATTGCTCTTGAAGAATATTA